CCGTTGTTTTGCCGTCTGCAAGCGTTCCTGTCCCGGTCTCCCACTGGACAGTTACAGGCGTCATGTAATCCGTGACATTTCTTGTCAGGATAAGCTGCTGCTCGCCAAGAATCATTTTCTGCTCGACATTGATTTTCAGGGGCTTCCTGGATACGACCTCCCCGAAATAGATGCTGACAGGCTTCGAAGCCTCCCTTTCATCCCTTGCCGCTTTTTTCAAAGCTTCCACAAATCCATTTGCATCAGCCAATAAACGCACCTCCCCTCAGGGTCAGGTCCATCCAGTGTTCCCCTTCCCCGTATGTATGCTTGCAACTTTCCACAAGCATGAAATTTTTTACCTTTATGTCCCCCAGGTCAAGGCTGACAACAACCAGGCTGCCAGCCCTGACCCGGTTATCCCCCAGCGCCTTTGTCAGTTTGAGGCTGCGGGTTTTGTTGTTGTACATCTTCAGCAGGGCGTCAGCCTTTGCCGCACCGTTTTCCCCCTCGCCGAGCGTGTCAAAATGCTGCAGCACGCCCCATCTGTTCATATTTTCAGAATCCTGAGCGATATAGACCTCCCGGAATCCAGTCTCCTCATTGTCATAGGTCAGCTTGATTTTATTGAACGTGTTCTCGTCAATGGACGAAGTATAGGTATAGTTTTCGCCTGTCTCCTCGTCCAGCATCAGATAGGCTCCCGCGCTCCCAACTGCCATGGATGCCATGTTTTTTAGGGTTATTCTGCCGAAATCATCATACAGGACATAGATATTTCCTGTATTTTCCAGTGTGAGGTCAAGGGCATTCTGAATCATCTCAAAAAGGGAGGTATTTTCCTCAACCCTCGATGCAATGACATAGCCTGTGTTTTCCAGCGTTCCGGTCTTGAGCATATAATCCTCGGCAATCATCTGTATCAGCTGGTCTGCCGTCTTGTCCTCATAGACGATGGTATCGTTATTTTTTAAATACCGCAGCTGGTCATATGCCGTCACGGTGATGAGGCGTCCTGCCTCCCGCTGCTGGCTGAACACGAAGCCAAAGAATATCTCGTCCCCATTTTCCTTCAGGCGCACCGGGCTTCCTTCCGAAAAATCAAGCAAGTCATCGCCCAGTACCTTGAAGGTCAGCTTTCCGGGCGTGCCCTTGCGCTCGGTGGACCATTCGATTCCCTCCTCCGCCGCGGGAAGATATGCCTTTGTTCCCAGTTCATTTCCGATTATCAGTTCAACCCCCATGCTCCGTCCCCCCTTTCTATACTGCCGGAATGTTTAGCACCTGCCCCGGATAAATGAGGTTCGGGTTTCCACCGATTACGGCTTTGTTCGCCTCATATATCACGGTGTATCTGGAACCATTTCCATAGAATTTTTTGGCAATCGTCCAGAGACAGTCGCCTTTTGCAACGGTATATGTCTGTGGTAGATTCTGGTCAGGCGCATTGGTTGTCTCTCGTTTTGTCTCAACGCTCGCTTTCGCCCTTTCCGTGTCCAATCGGATGCTGACCAGCTTTGTCCCATAATCCCGCCACTGTTTCAGTTTTATCTGGACAACAACGTCAAAGCCCTCGTCCGCATCCTCCATGATTTTGTAGTCTTCCATGGACACCTTCATGTTGGTATCAAACAGGCTCTTTCCGTCCGGCGTGCTTCTGCACACAATAAACTGGAACGGCTGCCCGCACGTTTTGGATGCCTCAAAACAGCCCAGAAAATAATCGGCGCCCTTGAACCCCGATTTGTAAACTGCAAACGGATATTTCATCTGTGGTATCATGCATTCAAATGAAATATCCGTCAGCCCTGCCTGCTTCAAAATATTGATTTCCCCCTCATTTATCAGGGTCACCGTCTGGTTTGCATTGTTGATGCTGACGGTGAGCTTTGACGGCGTTACTGGCAGCAGGCATTTTCCCAGGTAAAAGTCATATCCGTTTTTTCCCATTATGCATGCACCCCTTCCGTTGAAATATAGACTGCCTCGTTCACCATATCCGTCATATTGGACAGGATGCCGTCCAGGTCCATTCCGTTTTTAATATTGTTATGGTTCGTCTGTTCAATGGTGATTTCTGCGGTCGTAAAGCGGTTGATTGCCTCCCGCTCGGCTATGTCATGCAGATATTTGAGCTCTTCCGCGGATATGTCCATGGAATCAGCAATCGCATCTGTATTTCCGGCAATTTCATCGACATGCTCTGCGGTCTCGCCGCGAGAATACATGCCCGTAAAATCCAGTCCGGATGGATTATCTGTCGTTCCAAAGATGGAAGAAAGGTCAATTTTTGCAAGATGCTCATCAATGCTGTCGCCGAATGCAAACCCGGCCTCCATCGCCGCACCGTATTCAAAACGCTCCATGTGCATACTCGAAAAGTCTACTTTTTCGATAATTTCCTCTCCCTTACCAAAGGTATCCTCCACCCATCCGCCAAGCGACTCCCGCCATCCGGCGACCGCCCCAGAAAGATTCGAGCCAAAAATGGTGTCGATGGCAGATGCCAGCGTTTCGAGCACACCAAGCACGGTGTCGGCAAGTCCAAAAAAGAGTCTGCCGACCGCACCGATTGGATCGTTAAAGACATTTCCTATAAAGTTTGCCACCTCCGCGACAATGTTATATATCAGCCCAAACACATCGATGATAAGATTCCACAAGCCAATCACAATATTGCCGACAAACGCAAGCGCAGCCATAAATGCCCCGCAGATTAATGCTGTCGCGGATATGGAAGTTCCCGCAAACTGATTGATGATCCCCACCAGCGCATAGAACAGGGCTATCAGGGCTATCACTGCAATCACCACCATAATAATCGGACTTCTGCCCATCACGGCATTCAGCTTTGCCTGCGCCTGCGCCATGCCGCCTATCACTTTTTTTGCCACACCCATCAACCCATATGCAGCTGCACACAGCAGCTGCCATCCATAATAGACTGCCAGTGCCGCGGCAATGCCATATATCAGAGGGCCTATCCATCCCCAGTTGTCTATCACTGCCTGCGCAAATCCAAGAGTCCCTTCCAGCAGCCATGACAGAACGCCAAGTATAACCTGCAGTCCCATCACAATGACGCCAAGCACCGTCTGAATGGTTCCCCAGTTTTCGGTGATGGCGCTCACAAACAAAAGTACATATGGATAGAGCCGTCCGCCCATGACTTCCTGCATATCATTCCATGCGTTGGTCATCTGCATAATTTTCCCCTGCGGGGTACTGCTCATCTTCTCGTAAAGCCCGGCCGATGACTTTTCAACCGCCTGTGTAATGGCTGCCGCCGCCTGCATATCCGCGGACATGGCAAGATATTCTTCCCCCAGGGATGACACAATCTGTTCCCTCGCTGCCTCCCCGGCAATGATGTCTTTCTGTGCCTGTGTCATTGAAATGCCGCTTTTTGTCAGTGCATCATAGTTGCCGGAGCGCATGGCGCCCAGGCTCGCGGCATAGGCGGACATCCCCGCAGCGTCAACTGCGCTTCCGCCGGACATCCCCGCAGCGTAATCCGCAAGCGTGCCCATCATCATTTCGACGGCATCCGCATCGTGAAACTGTGTCGAAAGCTCCACGGCTGCCGTAGTCATGACATTGCTGTCATAAATACCATTTCCCTGTATCTCCCTCGCCTTTTCGGTAATCTTGTCATATGCCGCCGTGACTGCCGCCATGTCAGTGTCTGCGCCAATCCCGGGCTGTGTGATGTTTTTCTGGCCTGGCATATTTGCAAGCGCGCTGGCAAGGCGCATCTGCGCATTCAGCTGCGCGTCGTATGCCGCCGTACAGCCGTCAATCAGCTCCTTCGCTTTTTTTAGCCCATCATGAATGGTAAATTTGCCTACGACATTTGTAATCATGTTTTTCAGGCGTGCGGCGCTGCTCGTTCCATTCTGAATATTGCGGTTAAACCGCCCCTGCGCATTGGCGTTGTCGCGGATAAAGCGCTCCGTGCTGCCTATTGTCTGCGACAGGCACATGTAGGATTCATCTGCTGCCTGCACATCCATGTTCTGCACTGCCTGGTTCACACGCTCCTGCTCCTGCACTGCCTGACTCAGCTGCATCCGCAGTTGTTCCAGCTGCGTGTTTGCCGTGGCTGTCCCGGTATTGTGCGGGTTGCTTTCTATCTGCTCGATGCGCTGCCGTACATTGTCAATCCTGACTGCCATGCTGTTGAGATTCTGCCACGTATCGGACGGGAAAATGCTGGTGTTGTACGCCTGCCTTGCAATAGCATTCTGTGTCCCGCCCAGCTGCTGCAGCATGGCATCCGTACTCCGCACTTCCTGCCGGAAGCGCTCGACGCCTGTGCTTGTAAATACCTCCAGTGCTCCAATTGTAGCCGTATCAATCACCTCCCTTTCTTTTTCGATTTCGCTTCAATCCGTTTCCTTTCTTTTTTGTCTGCCTCCATCTTCACTTTGACTGCCGCCACGACAAA